AGTAACAGAAGAGGAGCATGGTTGCCCTTGCTCCTCTTGTCTTGTCACTGAAGTTTTCAATGATGCGTCCGAGATGGCACGCAGCTGTAGTGTCTAGCTTCGCCCATCCGAGACCATCTGTGTAATCAGCCACGTGCCACCTCCTTTCCTATCTCATGGCTTTTAGAATGGCAAATCCTCGTCTGCAAGCTCAATGGCAGGCGCAGGAGCGTCAATGACTGCATTGTCTGCATTAGCGCGTGCTTCTGCGACTCCGTCTGCTTCGTATGGCTCTGCGAACTTGGCATCAAAGTTGCCCTCTGCTGCGTCTTTGCCAGGGATGAATGCATTGACGTCAACTGCTGTCTTGACCTTGCCCTCGCTGTTGACGTAAGAGCGGTGACGGATGACAACTCCGAGGAGCTTACCAACGAGTGTCTGCTCTGCGTTGTCCTTGTCCTCATAGACAAAAGCCTTGGCACCCTTGCCTTGAGCGGTGTTCTCAACTGCTTCTGTGAGTGCCTTGTAACGCTGCTTACCGAAGTCAGTTGTGCCAGTAAAGTAAATGCGGAATGAGTGCTTCCAGTCGTTTGTAGTGTCTGCAAGATCTGCTGTGAAAAGAAATGACTTAGTCTCTGCGTTCCAGATGTCATAGACGAACTCAAGATATGGCTTCTTCTCGTCTGTGTGGTCCTTAACACGTACAATTTTTGCAACATATCCGCCAGGCTCAAGCATAGAAGAACCGCCACCGTTAGATGCAACTACCTTGTCAAAGTTACCGAATGCCTTCATGATTTTTCTCCTTAAAAATAGTGAATTAATAAATGGGAATTAAGCGATTGGCTTCATATCCCAGTAAGCACGAATAGTGCTGTCAACCTCTTTGAGGTCATTGTCAATTACGAGCTCATCAAACATTCCCATTGGGGATTTGGCGGGCGTAGAGCCGTCTGTCTGCGTGATGAAGTGGTATCCTGTATCATCACGCTCTGTGATGAGAACAATTGGGAACATTCCCTCAATGCAAAGCTGATTGTCGAGCATCTTGCCAATGGTTTTTGGCTTGAGCCTTCCTGCATCGTCATAGTCTGGATGCATAAAGAAGTAAACGATTGTGTCATTGTTTGTGTTGTTTGCAGCTTCCAATAATTGCTCAAAGTCAACTGCCATTGAGGTGAACTTGTCATAGCCTTTCTCGTTAGCTTTTGCAAAGCTTTGAAACGCCATCAAGTAATTTGCATCATCAACTACATACGCTTTGAGCTTGTTAGCCTTCAAAGATTGTTTCATCTGAGCGTAGGTGGGATGGTCTACTTTGCTCATCTTACCCCTGAAGGGAAGTGGCTTTCCTGCCACGTTAAAAATGCCAATCTCGCCAGGCTTAAAGTTTCTCAGACTGGTTGACTTACCTGTGCCAGAGTGTCCGAGCACGAGTACTGATACTCCCATGATCTCTCCTTTCTAAAACTTGTATTCTTTCTCCGGGTGACCCGCTTCGTGGTATTTGCCATGGAGTCCGTTAGCCCTCACACACTCCATGAAGTCCTTCATGTTTGACTCATAGACGCAGACATATTCGTGATAAAACTCAATGTATTCTGTGCCAGGAGCTGTTGTGTGCTTCATGGTTGGCTTACGTTGGTAGAAGTCCCATGCGGTCGAGTGGACCGCATGAAATTGAGCAGGTGTGTACGTGTAGAGCCCAAAGCAGACCGAGTCAAAGTCGATGCGCCAGATTCTTATAAGCCACACATCTTCTGCGTTGGGCTCAACGTACTTAGCCGGCTCTATTGGCTTCATGTGACTCAGCTTCTTCATCTAACGTAAAGCCTATATTTGCTTCTTCCTTGGTTTGGTAGTAGCGGGATGCATGGTTGCAGTAAGGGCATCTGATACGCCAACCGCGCTCATCGTGCTCTAGGTCAAAGGCAGTGCTGCCCCAACCTTCATTGAGACATCTTGGGCAAATCATTAGTACCGCTCCATGTATACGCCTTTGAAGCGTCTCCACTCAAGAATTAAACCAACCGCATTCGCTTTTCTTGAACCGTCGTATCCAAGGCAGATACCTTCTTCCTTAGCAACTGCCTTAAGCTTCTCCAGCGTCATCTTTTCGAGACGCTCTCTGTCTTCTGCTTCTTTAGGGTTCATTACTTCTCCTTCCTTACAAACCTGCTTGTGAGGATGAATGTGAGCGCAACCGTTCCAACTCCAGCTGCAACCGCAATAACCGCGTCATCACCTGTTGCTGGCAAAGCTGCTTTCTTTGCCTTCTTTACCTTCTTCACTGGCTTTGCTGGCTCAGGCTGTGGCTCTGGGTCTGCGTCCTGTGGAGTAGGCTGTGGCTGTGGTCCTGGATTAGGCTCTGGAGCGGGTGCTGGCTCTGGGGTAGGTGGAGTCTCAGGCTCGGTTGGCTGTGGGCGGTTGTCTCCGTTACCATTACCGCCAGAATCTGCTGCCACATAGGTCCACACGCTAGAAGCTTGCTTCTCAGCTGAGTAGAGCGTAATGGAGTTCTTAATGCGTGGGTTCTTGGTCGTGCGGTAGACAAGGAAGTATTGCTCACCGTTTGCCATGGCATTGTGAAGGTTTAGCGTGAAGGTAGAGCCATTGATGGTTGGCTCGTCAATCTGTACTGGCTGCCAGCCATAAGAGTCATCGATTGCGCCATATTCGTCCATGTGGACGCGGTAGAGCTTGAAAGAGCCGGGTACATAAGAGCCAGCTTCAATGCTGTCTTCCAGGATGACATTGGTAAGGTTCATCTGGTTGACGTTAAGTCGTACCTTCCACTCGATTGTGTCAGCGTCTGTGTCAGCTACTCCCCACTTGGCAATGACCTCGCCTGTGAGGATGTTTGGACGCTCAGTGTGAACTGTGAAGCTTGCAACTTGACCCGTAGAGGTCTGAACGATACGCAATTCTTCATGATCTAGTCCGTTGTCCTCACCAATCCACGTTGCCAGCCAGATAGAACCCTTGACGTTGTCTTTGCCCTCAACGTAATTTGTAAAGGTTACGTGGCATGTCTGAGTGAGTGGGTTAATCTCTGCAACTGCGCAGACTTCTCCGTCTGGCGTGTAGAGATTGAAGCTCGTTGCTGCGTCATCTGGGAAGCGCAGGAAGGTTGGAAGCTCAATGTCGAATGAATCGCCGTTGTGGAGCTCTTGCCCTGTTGCGTCCCAGTTAATGTTCATATAGAACTTGGAGTGCAAGCCAACTGAGTTGACTGGCTGCTTCTCTAGGTTGGTTACTTGGAAGCTTGTGAGCTGGACTGGCACGGTCTGAGCCTGTGCAAATGCTGGCACACATACCAACACTGCAAAGACAGCAACAGCCAGCCACTGAAGAATCTTCTTCATGGTTAAAGCCTTTCTTTAGTTGTTAAAAATAAGGAATTTATGCGCTCATAACAAAAGCAATACCAGCGAGAATGCAGAAAATTAGAATAATTGTATCTTCAGCACCCATGCGAGTCTCCTCTCTATTCGATTGTGAAAATGGGGAATTAAATAAATACTGATTTATTGCAGTAGATCGTGACTTCCTGCAATCATTGCTGCGAGCGTCTCAAGCGTCATTGTGACATATGTCTCGCCGAAGCTTTTCTCGCCTGTGCCTTTACGCTTATGAACTACCACGCCGAACTCTGCGTCTGCGTTTCCACGCTCCACTTCAGCTTCCTTGAGCCATTTTGGAAGCTCCATACGTGTGCAGTTTTTGCACTCAACTACGACTGGAAGACCGCGAAAAAATACTCCTGCAATGTCTCCTCTGTCGTGTATGCCAGCTGTTGTTCTTCGCTCAATGCCAGCTCCTAGACGTGCGCTAAGGTACTCTGCCACTTGACGCTCAAACGCTGTACCTTTCTGCTTTTGTTTGCTCAATCTTGCACCACCTCTGAGTCGCTCTGCTCATAGAAACAGCAACGTATGCTAGAGCCATCAATTCTGTCTGTCGTCTCTATTCCTCCGTACACGTCTCTAATCTGTCGCTCTGATTTATTTTTAATCCACTCTGCAAGCTCATTTTTGCTAGGGAAGAAATAAAGATTACCGCTGCAATCCTCTAAGGTGTATCCGAGCCTAGGCATAGCTCACCACCCTTGCGCCGCAGTTGGGGCAGAAGTCCCATCCATACCCCTCGTCTAGGTCTCCTGAGCACTTGCTGCAAACTTGTGTCTCGTCTTCTATTACTTGATGACATGTAGGGTCGATTAGGTCGGCAAGCTGGGTGAAAATGTCACCCCCATTGTCCACCAAACAGGCTTTTAGCTCTTCGAGCGTAGTGTATGCTTGCTGATAAATGTCTTGCGTGCCCCACATTTCAGGGTTCATCTGATTTTTATGCGCCTGACGCAGTCGCTCCGCTACTTCTTGACGGTTACTCATTGCTATCACCTAGACTTTCAAGCTGCTTAGCGATACGTTTTAATTCAACGTAAGGGTTAACGCCTATCGAAGTAGCCTCATCTTCTAAGATATGCTTAATGCGCTGCGCAAGCGATTTGATTGTTTCAGGCTGTTTATGCGTGAGTTCAGACGGTAGAAACCTAGCACACTCACCGTCTAGATAAGTGTCGATAAGAACGCCGTTACTCTTAAAGTCAATACCGTTTACCACCCATTTACTGCCATAATCATCATATACCGTGTCTCCGACATGGATAACTTCACCATCTTTATCCAGTGGCAACTCAACCATGTTAGACGTGTCACATAGGTCGAGAATGACTTTAACCATTGTTTCTATATCTTCGCTGTATCTCGTTGTTCTAGGTACACTCTTGCCTGTTATTGCAACGTAAAGTGTCCTGTCACAAAAATCGTCAATATCCTTTAACCTGTTTGCGATTGCTTCACGTTCTTTTTTAATTAGCATTGCTGCTCCACTCTAATATTTGTGCACTTGTAAAATTTATCCGCGTCGAAATATGGCATTGAGGTAATCGTTGCCTTGCTCTCGTCGCTTAGGCTCTCCCACCATGCTTGGCGATCGGCTTTCTCGAGGTACAAGAACCCGCCGGTAGTCTCATGCTCCGGGTGTGCTGCCTTTTCGTCGTCTGTCATATACTCGCTATATTTCCAGGTAAGACAGTCTGACGGTATATGGCAGAGCAAGCTATAAACTCTTGAGTTGCGGAAATCGCTAAAAGTGATGTCTGTTTGATGGTCGAATAGGCGAATTGTGGGCTCGGTTGTATTACAGTAGCCGGAGTTGTGGTCGCCGGAGTTCCAGTAGCCGGAGTTGTGGTCGCCGGAGTTCCAGTCGCCGGAGTTGCGGTTGCCGGAGTTGTGGTCGCCGGAGTTGTGGTTGCCGGAGTTGCGGTTGCCGGAGTTCCAGTAGCCGGAGTTGTGGTCGCCGGAGTTCCAGTCGCCGGAGTTGCGGTTGCCGGAGTTG